CTGCTCCCGCGCTGCCGCGGCGGCTTCCACCCTGCGCAGCAGCGCCACCTGTTCCTCCATCGTCAGTTCCCACACGTCCCGCGGGCGCATGTGATAGTGCTCACAGAGCGCGGCCATCACGCCGAAACGACGTTGGCGACGGTCGGCGGCGTAGGGTCCACCGCCGCACCGTTCGACGACACCTCATCAACAAACAGGTCGTCAGCCGAGTTCAACTCGAGTTTCAACGCGTCGTCCCACGTCAGATCCGGCTGGTCGCGGCGGAGTAACACCCACACCAGCGCTGCCAGCGCCTTCGTCGGCGGCACACCCCCGTTGAGCACCGTCGAGAACTCAACCCCAGACTTCTCCTCGATCTCGATGATCTCGCCGAACGTCAACTTGCCGGGATCGAGCTTCATGGGCGTTCCTCTTTCGAATCCTGTTTCGGGTGGCAGTGTCGCATAGGACCGCTGTCGGGACGTTCAGCGTGAACACCGGGACTTCGTCTTGCAAACTCAGCTAGCGTGCGGTACACTCAGCGATATGAGCGAAAGACAAACGATACGCACCGACCTCGCGGACAACCTCCGCGCAGCCCGCGCCCGAAGCCGGCTCACGCAAGGCGACGTCGCCGACGCCATGACCAGCCGAGGCTTCGACACCTGGCACAGAGCCACCCTCAGCCTCATCGAACGCTACCAACGCTCAGTCACCGCCGAAGAACTCGTCGCACTCGCCGAAATCCTCGACACCACACCCAACCAACTCCTCCCCAGCAACTCACAAACCGCAGAAAGGCGGGACACACCATGACCACACCCACAGATACCCCCGAGACAGTCCTCTCCTCACAAGTCGGCTGGTGGGACTCAGCCAAGATCGTGCTGAAAGGACAGCTCGTCTGGGCAGGCATGTACCTCGCGGTCGCCGTAGTGATCGGCATCCTGTTCGCGCTCGCAGGATGCGCGCCGGTCGAGGACACGCCGACAGTCACCCCCGCATCACGCGTCGAAGAGGCGGCCGGCGACGACGAGTCCGCTCCGGAGATCGACCCCGACCCCCTCGGCGACGTCGTCCTCCCCGAACCAGAACCCGCTCCCGAACCTGAACCCGCTCCCGAGCCTGAGCCTGAACCGGAGTTCTACACGCCCAAATCGAAAGACTTCAGCGTCAACCTCAAGACGCTCGACAAGGCATGCTTCGGGTCTGCCGGCTGCAACGTCACAGTCCGCACGGAAGTCGGGTGGCTCACCCACAAGCCAGTCGACCCTGACATCACCTATGAACTTACCTACGAGATCCGAGGCGCTGAAGACCCGCTGATCAGCACAATCGAAGTTCAATCCATAGATGAAGACGAGTTCCGCTACGACGTCGACGAGCACACCGTGAGTACATCATCCTCATCGGCGGAGCTGACCGCGAAAGTCATGGCTGTCGAGGAACGCGGGTTCTGAGCATTCCATCACACTGTCGTGTCGGTTGATCGGTAAGTGATCGTGTACGGCGGGTTCGTGCCGTCGCTGAACGCCTCAAACGGCCCCTCAACCGTGACCTTCCCCGGCCCGCCCACCACAGGCGTCGACCCTGAAAACCTAATCTCGGGGATCGTGATCGTGAACTCCTCATCGAACGTCGCAGCGATCTCGGCGCCCACGAACGACATCACCAACGGATGCGCGCTGTACGCGGCGAACCGGTCATAGATGACGGTCGGATCAGCGAATTCGGCTGTGAGCGTGCCGGTCAGATTGCGGAAGTCCCCGACCGTGGGCTCCGACTTCGTCCCGCCTCCTCCGAGGAAGTAGCCCTCCACGTCTTGACTGTTGACGCCGGTCGCGGTCATCGACAGCACCCGCGCCGCGGGCACCCCGGCGAGCGTCAACGACGCCTCGGTCCAGTTGAACGGGTTGTGCTCCGGTTCGGGCAACGCCAGCAACGCCGCCGACGAGGTGGTGGTGTCCTCGTCCTCCGAGTCCAACGTGAGGTTGAGGGTGGGGATACCGTCGACGTTGACACCCAGCTCCCACTGCGTGCAGATCGTCCCGTGATACGTGAACGCCTCGACCTCGACGCCCGCGAGGTCGCGTATCACCTTCTGCACGGTGAGTTTGCGGTCAAGCGCGCCGGCCGGGTGCGTCTGCAACCACGCGGTCGTGGCGCCTTCCTGGACCGGCGCCGCACTCGAGCCGACCATCAGCTGCAACCAGCGGCCCAACCCCTGCTTGGACAACTCGAGGTTTAGCGTGCCCGCAGCGGACCGCCGGGAGATGACACCAGCGCGGCGGAACGCCGTCAACGAACCGGTGAGCGCGTTCGACTGCAACGGCGTCGACGCCCGCTGCAATCCTTCGGACACGAACGGATGCCGTTTGGTGATCGCGACAGGCGTCCCATACACCGTCTCAATGCCGGTGCCGATCACGGTGGAAGTCCCGGCCCCAGTTGCCATTACCTACTCCTTATGCGCTTTCCAATTTGGTACCATTACGGCTATGACCAAATCCCGTGGCATTCGTATTCGTCGTGGCACCCGCCAGCAATGGATTCGCGAGAACCAAGGCCGGCATCGCTGCCAATGCGGCTGTCGCGAGGTTATCCCACTGCGGCCTGATCACTTCAACATCGGTGTCCCGAAGTATCTGCTTGGCCATAACAGCAAGGTCGATCATCCACGGGCAAAGCCACCACCACCTCGTTTGCCGTGCCAGTGTGGTTGCGGCGATCTTGCCGCTGCGGGCATGCGCTTCATCTCGGGCCATAACGGCCGCGGTCAGAAGCGGTCGGCTGAGACGGTCGCCAAGATACGGGAGAACCGCACGCCGCCCCGGGGCGAGAATCATCCGAATTGGAACGGTGGCCGTAGAGTCACTGATGATGGCTACGTCCACATCCGCGTGGAGGGTCATCCGCATGCGTCGAAGCGGGCCCATTACATTCTTGAGCACCGCTATGTGCTGGAGCAGCATCTGGTGGCGACGAATCCATCGAGCCCATATCTGACCAAGGTGGGCGGGCGGCTTGTGTTGCGCCGCGATATCCATGTTCACCACCGCAATGGGGTCAAGGACGACAACCGGTTGGAGAACTTGGAGCCGCTCACGGCGTCGGAGCATGCGCGGCTTCATCGCGACCAGGGTGATCACCCAAATTTCGGGGGTCGGATCACGTAATTCTCGTGCGTACCAGAACCTTCGCGTTGTTGAACGCGACCCACCCGAACGCCGATCCGTCCTCGTTCAAAGCTGGGACCGGCGACTCGTCGGATTCGCCTTCACCCGCCGTCGCCACGATCGTAGAGATGTTGATAGCGCCGCCTAGGGTCCGATCGGCGTTCACGACCGCACGTAGGGCGTCGTAGCCGCCGCTCCAGATCTCCGCGTCGATCGCTTGGAGCTCGGCGGGGTCGCCGTTGCATGAGGGGTCGTGGACCTTCATGCGGACGTTGATCGAGTAGGACTCTTCCTGGTTGTTCGCCGCGCCGAGGACCGCGTCTTCTGTGGCGATCGACTCGACGCCCATGAGCGCGAGGACCTTGCGTTCCTCCATGTGCGCTTCTGGCGGCCCGAATGTGGCCTGCCAGCCTTCGAGGTCCTGGCCGGCGGCGGTGAGCGCGGTCAGCGCCGTGTAGAGGTACAGCCGCGCGGCCGGGATCGACGACGACATGATTTAGTGCTCCCGCAGATCATCCTGGACATGTTCGACCTGTAACGCGGCGAGTCCGTTGGGGATCTCCACCTTGCCGACCTCGACGCAGAACGTCGCGGTGGTGATCTCATCGAATCCGATACGGATCGCGACCGAACGGACATAACTCAATGGCTTGTCATCCAGGTACACCGCCACATGGTGACCCAGGAGGAACTCATGGCGTGCGTCGTTGACCGCCTCGATGCGAAGTGCATGCGCGACTGGCGGCGTCTCACCCATCCTTGTCGACCTTGGCCTTCGACGCCTTGCTCGACGTCTTCGACGTCTTGGCGATCTCCGCTTGCAACGCAGCCACATCCTCAGGGAAATCAGCCGGCCGAAACGCCTCCGGGCTGCCGAGCCGCTCGAACTGCGACCCGGTCACCCAATCGCCCGGCTTGAACCCCTCATGTTCCTTGACGGCCATGTACCTGGTCGCGCCCATGCCTATGCTCCTATGGAAACGATCTCGGTCGCGCTGCGGCGACGGTTCAGTACGGCATTGACGTCGGGCCACGGCGTCGCCCGTTCCTCGCCGGGCTGCGCGATCCGCGTCGTCCCGAGTTCGCTCGTGATCGAAAGTCGACGATCCGGCCTACCGGTGCGGTCCTCGAACAGTTTCGCGCGTATCGCGACGATCCCAGCCTCATACAATTCAGCATCGGGTTGATCGTGGCCGTGTTCGAACGCGATTTGGAGGAACCCGGTGCCGGTGATAGTCGGGTTCCCGCCGGTGGCGGTGTACACCCGGCCGCTGTCCGACGCTGCCCAACCGGTCGTGTCGACGGCGGTCCCGCCGACTGTGGCGGACAGGATGTCGCGGACGTGTGGCCGGTCGAGTCGGAGCAGACCGCCGCGCCATGGATGCGGCGATCGCCATAGCCGGTGCATCGGCACGAACGACTGGCCGCAGTAGTCGTCGACCAGCGCGAGCCACCAGTCCCGCGCCGTGTCCAACGTCTCGTCGGTGAACTTGGCTTCGGGCAGGTCCGGCGTGCCGCGTAGGGTCGCCAGGTCGACGTAGAAGCCGCCGACAACCGGATGGTAAGTGACCCCGGTCCCGTGCGACGACGATACCCACGTGGCTCTCAGGACGTCGACCTGCGCCGTATCCGTCGCGGTGAGGGTGAGCGTCCGCGCAGCGGCGCCCGTGCCGGCAGCGGCCGTCTCAGCGACAAGCTCGGTGCCGTCCGCCCGGGTGACCGTGACCGTGATCGCGCCAGGGTCAGCGACGTCGTCTCCGTCGAGGAACGTGACGGAGATAACAGCCGGTGTCCCCTTGAGGATCACTTCTGTCGCAGCAGCGTCGCGGTTCCGTCGACCACGGTCGCGCCGACCGCCGGCGCGCCGGGTTCCGCCACGGCCGTCGTGCCGGCGATCGTGACGATGTATTTCGTGCCGCCGACGAATTGCAGCTCCTGGTTCAACGTCACCGCAGTGCTGTTCGCGCGCAGCACGCGACGCAATGGCCGGCCGATGAAATCCGCCGTTGAGGTGGTGACCCGGCCGAGCGAGTCCAACGAGTTGGACGTTGGCGCTACCAGGTCGCGGCCGAGGTAGTCCTCACGGAATGTGGTGGTAGCCATCAGTGCTCCTCAGCGTCTTCAATCTCTTGGCGGAGCCGGTCGGCGCCCCATCGGCCGTCGACTTTGACGCCGAGCGCTTCGGCCTGCGCCCGCAGGTCAGCGAGATCGTCCTCCGACTGCGGTTCCTCGGCGGGCTCGGCCTCAACCGATTCAGCCGCCCGGACCTCCTCGATCGACAAAATGCCAGCTGCGGTGGTTGATCCTTCGAGTTCGGCGATACGCGCCTTCGTGGCATCCGCCAACTCCGTCAGTCCAGCCGACTCCCAGACAGCCAGCTTGCGGCGCAACGCGACCAACACGAGATCGTCAGCCATGAAACTGCCTCCGATCAGGTGGCGGTAAGTTCGATGATCCCGCCGTCGTCGATGGTCAACGGCACCAGATAGCCCGCGTACGCCACCTGCAGTCCGAGCACCGAGGGTTCGGTGACCTGCAGCGTGCCGACCCGCTGCTCGAACACCTCGATCGCGGCGGTGCTGAACAGAAACGCCTTGCCGCTGCCCAGCCCCGCCGACATGACCACCGGGATCCCGGAGATCGCGCCGACCGTGCCCGACCGGAAGTCGCCAGCCCTCAAACCTTCGGACTGCGCGTTCTGCGGGTTCACCGGCACAAACAGCGGCCCGAACGTCTCCAGCCTGTCCGGCGCCAGAGCGAGGACCAGCCGACCCTGCCCTTTCACCGCCGTGTAGACGTCCGCAGCGGCGGACCAGAGCGCAGCGGCGATCGTGGACGCGTCCTCCGATCCTGCCGTGCCGTAGCCGACCGCGGTGGCGGTCGACGCGTCCAACTCCGTGCCAACAGCAGCCTCGGTCTGAATCGCGTACTGCTGCGCAAGACCATTGATGACGATGTCCAACACCGACGGCTGACTGAAATCGATGGTCTGGCGTGACAAATTTACATACCCACCATACGTGATGGCATTTGCTGTCAATCTGCTGATTGTCATCTTCTGTGACACCAGCTCGGCCTTCTCATCGCCCGCCCCACCGGCGGTGCCCTGCAGGCCGACGCTGGGCTGCTGTGTGATCACCGGGCGGTGCCACGTCGCGCCCGGCAATGACTGCGGGCCGATCGCCGACACCATCGGCCGGGCCGCGTCGATGAAGTTGATGACGTTGCCGACGACCGGGTCGGGAACGACACCGAGGTTGTCGCCGGTCTTCTGATGCGCCGCGGCGCGCTGATAGATCTCGAGCCGCTGTTGTGCGTCGCGGTTGCCCAAATGCGCCTGATACGTGTCCAACGCCCACGCGCCAGCCGACCGGTACTCGACGGGGCCGCTGTCGACCTCGCTGCGCATCCGATTGATCTCACGCTGCACATCGTGCGCGCGCTGACGCGCCCTGGCTGTGCGATCCTTCGCCGCATCCAACGTCTCGAGCTGTTCCTGACACGACTCGATCCGCTTGCGCGCCTCGACCGTCAACTCCCGCTCATTCTCGGTGAGATCACGTTCAGAGTCCTGCGCCTGGCGGATCACGCCCTGCAGGAAACTGTCACGCTCTTCAATTTCCCGTTCGAGCCGCTGGATCATGGCGTCAACAGGAGCGGTGTCGGTGCTCATCGTTCGTGGCCTTTAGCGTCGTCGGTACCTCGTGGTCCTCTCGACCAGCGAGGCCCTCTCGGCCAACGAACCGCCCGACTACCTTGCGGCTAGCCCTCTCGGCTAACGAGCCCCCGACGGGGTCTTAAGTTGCGCAGACTACCTGATACTCGCCTGACGACGTTCCATCCGCAACCGGTACGACGTCCGGCCCACGAGCAGTTCATCAAGCGCGGGGGTGACAAGCTTCGGAAGCTCCGCAGCTTCCCGCCCGTCCGACCGGATGTCGACCACCGCGGCGCCCTGATACGCCGGGTTCCCAAGAAACGCGATGTGGTCGAGGAACGCCCGTTTGATCCGCCGTGTCATCTTCGCCCGGTCAAAGATCTGGTCGCGCATCTTCGCCGCGAACCCCGCGGACACGCCGAGCATGTCCTCGTCGGCGAGCGCCAACGTCTCGTCGCCCAGATCGGTTTTGGCGATCCGCACGTCGGCGACCAAGCCTTCTTGGCGTGACGGTTCGAACCGGACCGCCTTACCGACAAGGCGAGTGCGGTCGTGATCCCGGTTCGCCTTCACCGAATCCGCCCGCGTCTCAATGCCATCATAGGCGCCGCGCTCGAACGACTCCTTCCACAGCTCCCCGCGATACTCGACCACCGCGGATTGGTCGTAGGGGACGACGACGATCTCGATGATTCGCTGCGGAAAACTCACGTTCGCAACCGTGGATTCTCGGTGCTCGATCGGACCTTGAGTCGTCACGATTCGTCTCCTGTCAACTGCATCGCAGCGAGCAGCGGATCCTCATCCGCAGCCGGCGAGCCAGACGTCCGGCTGAACCGTTCCATCGCCCGAGCCTCATCAACCGACATAACCCCAACATCGATGAGCTTCTCATACGCGTTCGCACGCTCAGTCAATGCCGGACGCGAATACTCATCGCGGTTCAGCTCAACCGCCTGACCACGCGGCAACACCCAACTACTCAACGCCGACATCACCATCGTCGCCTTCGGCCGCAACGACGCGCGGTCATGGTAATCGAACAAGCTCGACACGTTGCTGTATGTCATTGGATCGCCGCCCGATGGGAGACCAACCAGGAACGGCGGCACGCCGAGCAACGTAGCGATCCGCGACTCGTTGAACTGCGCCAGCTCTGTCAATCCGATATCGGTAGGATTCATCTGGACCTGCCGGGCGCGCCCCCCATGCGTCACGATCGCCGGCTGCCCAAGCCGCTTCGTCCGCGACTCCCACCACTGATCAAGAATCTGCTGCGCATCACCAGGCGACAAACGCTGCGGCACCTCAATCACGTAATACGGGATCCCGCCGCCGCGCGCCAACTCCGTCACATACCGGCTCAACAACGCAGCCGCGACCAACCGGGTTCGGCCGACCTCCAATGGCCCGTGACCGCGCGCGTCGCCTGTCGACGACCGGTTGCGAATATGCAACACGTCGCCGGTCACATCAACCATGCCGATCCTGTAACTGCGGGAGCCGTTCCCGGCGATCTCGGCGTTCACCATCCACGGTGGGATCACCCTAAACCGCGACGGGAACCCATTCGCGTACCGATCTAACGCAAGCACGAACGCTTCGCCCATCTGGTAATCCCAGAACAACTCCTTCGCGAACTCGACCCACGACGAATACACAGCCGGGTCAGGGTTGAACATCCACGACAACGGCGCGATGACCTCGCCGCCACGCAGCCGATACACCGGCATCGCCGACAACACCGACGCGTTCAAATCGACGCACGCATAGGCAGCGTCGACGAGATTGTTCAACTGGCCGTTGTCCCAATTCGGGACATTCCACTCCACCGGCCAGCCATCCCACGGCGACGGCCACACCGCCGCACGCTCACCCGAGAACGTCTCCTCACCCTCGAAAACGACGCCTTCGGGATCCCCAGCACTCGATGCCGGCCCGACACTGTCCGGTGTCTCCACCGTCGCGTTCGGCGTGACATCACGCCCCGACACCCAATCCCAAAAACTCATCGTCTCAGCATCCTAGAAGATCTGCGGCAAACCGCCGTCTATCAACCACAACGCTACGCTCGCAGCCATCAACGGCGTCACATCCCCCTGCGACGCCGACCGCGACCACACCCAATTATCCGCCACCGGCTTCTTCACGGCCCCCATCACCGCCGCGGTGAACGGATCCGACGGCGCATTGCCGGACCGGAACATGACCCGGCGTTCGACGACCGCGTCGAACATCCCCCCACACGCCTGCACCACCTCCCGACCCGACAGCTTGTACGCCGCGTCGATCGAATCCGCCAGCACACCAGCCGGGCCGCCGAAATCCAACGCCACCGACCCCCCATGCGCGCTTGTGAGATCATTACACCGACCGGTGACCCACCCGAGCCCTTCGCGGCGCTCGACGAGTTCGACGACCTTCCCGTCCGTCGCCACAATCGCCGCGCTCGACCGGTCCTGCGCCACATCCAACCCGAACTGCAACGATCCGCCCGGACTCGCCGCCGGGTCGCACACACGCGCCCACACCTCCGGCGGCACCACGAAATCAGCGCCCATCGCAGGCCGATTCCCGTACGCCCGCAGATACTCCGTCGCCTCCATGTCCTGGCGCTCAGACCGCAGCACATCCAACGTCACCGTGTGCCGCCACCCACCATCACCCTGCCCGCACCGGCACGGCGGATCCGGACACAACGCCGGCATAAACGAAAAGTAGGACTCCTCATCGGCAGGATCCCACCTATCCGGCGCGGACCACTCGAAGTACGCCATCCCCCGGCCAGTGTTCTCAGCGACAGCTAAGCGCCCGTTGGCCACCTTACGGTTGTAGACCGTGCTGGCCGCGGTGCCGGCCGTCGAATCCACCAACAGCTGCGCATCGCCGATCGTGATCATCGCCGGTCGCAACCCCTGCTCCCGACGATCATCCGTGTCATGCCAAATCTCGTCGAGCACCGCCTGATGCAACGTCTTACTGTGCCCGCTCGAACTCGACGTGGACAATAGCCGAATCAGACTGCCGGTCTTGAATAGCACCGACTCGTTGCCGATCCCCCGGTTCATCCGCGTGATCAACGGCGCCACCCTCGACTTCTCCAACAGCGGGAACAACTCGTCAAGCCACTTATCCCGCGCGTCCTTCCCCGACTGCGCCGTGAACGCCGACCGCTGCGGATGCTTCCACCGCGGCGATAAACATCGATGCAGCTGCCACGTCAGGTCCTTCGTCGTCTTGCCCGACTGGCGTGGCACCGTTGTCATCACCTGCCGGTACGCCGGCCCCCCCGTATCCGGATCGATCTCACAACCAACATCAGCCACGAACCGCTGCCACGGCATGAACGGCTGACCCAACGCCACCGCAATCGCTGCGAGCTCCCCCCCGAACGTCTCCCGCTCAACCCGACGACGAGTCGCGAACGTCGGAGAACACTGCCGCGAGTGCATCGGCAACGGAGCTATCGCTGTCATCAGTCACCAGCTCCTTCACGACCTCACGATACTGCCGCCACAACGCCGCGTTCTGCGGGTTCTCATCGACCGCCCGCGCCATCGACCGCGCCATCTGCAAACGCGCCGCATCCACCCGCTCGAGCCGGCCCATCCGCGCCAGCTCAGCCAACGTCCGACCCAACTCCGACGCGTTGTTACCCATCACCACTCCCGAGACGGCCGCATCATCGGCGCATACCGCGCGTTCGTCCGCCGCGCACCTACCCTGCCACCCCGAGCCTGATTACACGGCCTACACGCCGCACGCAGATTCGCTGGGTCATACCACGCGCCGCCATCCTCCGGCCGGATGATGTGATCAACCTCCGTCGCGTCCAACGTGCAACTGACCCCGCGGATGCGACACAGCCGGCCGTCCCGATCGAGAACCTCAAGCCGAACCCGCCGCCACGCCACGCTGTCGTAGAACATCTGCCGCGAGCGATTCACAGCGTCATCTCAAAGTTCCGCGCCGTGAAAAAATCGGG